CATTAACTATGTGACCTACCGAGTGGCAACAGACCCTAACGTCCGTATCATTGTTGTCTCCAAGACTCAAGGTATGGCTAGAAAATTTCTTTCGGCTATCAAGGCTAGACTATCACATCCTAACTGGACTAAGATGCAGGTGGCCTTCGGCCCCTCTGGTGGATACAAATCAGACTCTACTTCATGGAGTGCTGATATGATCTACCTAGGTGCAGGAAGAGATTCAGGTGAGAAGGACCCTACGGTTCAAGCACTTGGATTTGGATCTCAGATCTACGGCGCACGTGCCGACCTGATTATCCTAGATGATGTGGTGATGAACGGCAATGCCCATGAATGGGAAAAGCAAATTGAATGGCTTCAGAAAGACGTTATCACCCGTTTGGGACGGCACGGAAAACTGCTAGTAGTAGGAACCCGTGTCGCTCCCGTCGATCTTTATCGACAGATTAGGGACCCTGGTCAATGGAGCGGGGGCAAAAGCCCCTTTACTTATTTTGCCATGCCGGCAGTTCTCGAATTTGATGAGAAACCTGCCAACTGGAAAACTCTCTGGCCTAGGACCGATCGCCCAGAAACTGACCGCGATGAGCCAGACGAGACAGGTCTTTATCAAAAATGGGATGGACCAGCACTATTTACCCGACGTAGCGAAGTTGCTCCTTCGGTTTGGGCTATGGTCTATCAACAAGAAGACATACAAGAAGATTCAATTTTTGCCCCTGTATGTCTTACTGGTTCTACAAATGGTATGAGAAAGCGCGGCCCATTAAAGCCTGGCGCTGCGGGACATCCTAAACATATTGACGGTGCTTACACTGTAATGGGACTTGATCCTGCTATGACTGGCAATACAGCAGCAGTGATTGTAACCTATAACCGCTCTGATGGTAAGATATATGTATTAGATTGTGTCAATATGACAGAACCTAATCCTATGAAGATCCGTGCTTTAATAGAAGAGTGGGTCGAGAAGTACCGACCACAAGAACTTAGAATTGAAATCAACGCACATCAGAAGGCTTACGCCTTAGATGATGATTTACGGAATTGGTTAGCACAATATGGGACGCAACTCAACTCGCACTTCACCGGCAAGAATAAGTGGGATGTCGGTTTCGGCGTTGCTTCTATGGCTGGTCTTTTTGGAACTGCCCGTGATGGTCGCTTCCAAGATAACAATATTATTGAACTACCTTCGAATGAAAGTTCGGAAGGATTAAAGGCTTTAACACAACAGATGCTTACATGGAGACCTGAAACTAGGAACCCTACTGACTGTGTGATGGCTCTATGGTTTGCTATCATTCGCGTTCGTGAATTAATGCAGCAATCTACTAGAGTAGGTCAGTATCAAAGTAATCGTTGGGCAACACGCTCACAGATGGCAAATCGTATGACAATAAATGTAGATGACATGATCGCAGAACAATGGCAAGATCACTATGGTTAGGAATTAAATGGCATTATCAATTGAACAGATTGCAGCGCGTGTAGATTCTCTACGCTATCGTGCTCGCCAACGGGATTCCCGGGCCCAAGATGTTTTGTCTGTACGTCAAGGTAATATTGCTGAAGTCTATCCTGACTTCTTTCCAGATGGCGTAAATCAAAACGTTGTTGCTAACTTTATTGATATCGTAGCACGCGATCTATCTGAAGTAATGGCCCCTCTTCCTGCTGTCAATTGCTCTACCTCTAATCAAGTTTCAGACAAAGCACGTCAGTTTGCAGATCGTCGCACACGTATTGCATCGAACTACTTCCGTCATTCAGACCTACAAGTACAGATGTACAGTGGTGCAGATCAATATATTACCTACGGTTTCATTCCTTTCATCATTGAATTAGATCAAGAAGCAGGATTGCCTAGCGTTCGTGTAGAAAATCCTATTGGATCTTATCCTGAGTTTGATCGCTTTGGTCGTTGTATTGCTTTTGCTAAACGCTACACACTTACACTAGGTGAACTTGCTACACAGTTCCCAGAGTATGATCGTGAAATTCTTGGTAGCATGGGCTACAAGCAAGATCTTAATTCTACAGTAGATATGATCCGCTACTATGACCAAGATCAATCAGTAATCTTTTTACCTAATAGAAATAACTTAGTACTATCACAGGCCGCAAATCCTATTGGTCGTATGATGGTAGTTGTTGCACGCCGCCCATCCGTTGATGGTGAGATGCGTGGACAGTTTGATGATGTTCTAGGTATTCAATTACTTCGTAATCGTTTTGCAATGCTTGCAATGGAAGCAGCAGAAAAATCTGTGCAGGCTCCTATTGTTCTACCACAAGATGTACAAGAGTTACAACTTGGTGGAGACGCAGTTATTCGTACATCAAATCCTGCAGGCGTACGTCGTGTAGAGTTAACTCTCCCACAAGGTGCATTCCAAGAATCAGATCTTCTTAATGCAGAACTTCGTGTTGGCACACGTTACCCTGAAGGTCGTACAGGAAACATTGATGCATCTGTTATTACAGGTCAAGGTGTACAAGCACTCATGGGTGCCTTTGATACGCAAGTTAAATCTGCTCAGGCTATCTTTGCTAAGGCCCTTACTGATGTAATGAGCATTTGTTTTGAAGTAGATGAGAAGTTCTTTAACTTTGAGAAGACTATTCGTGGTGTAGATGCTGGCGCACCTTATGAAGTAACCTACCTACCATCTAAAGATATCAAGAGTGATTACTCATCTGATGTTCGATATGGTATGTTGGCTGGCCTTAACCCAGCACAAGGTCTTATCTTTATGCTACAAGCACTAGGTGGTAAGTTAATATCTAAGGATATGGCTATGCGTGAACTACCATTTGGTGTCAATGTTACACAAGAGCAAGAGAAAATAGAGATCGAAGATATGCGTGCAGCACTTCTAGGATCTTTACAAGCATATACACAAGCCATTCCACAGATGGCTGCTACAGGTGGGGACACCTCAGAAATTGTTCGTAAGATTGCTGCTGTCATAAAGGCACGGCAAAAGGGCCAGACGATTGAAGATGCAATTGATAAAATCTTTGCACCTCCTCCTCCGGCTCCTGAACAGGTTCCCTCCGCTGGAGCAGCGCCTATGGTTGAGCAAACGTCCCCTGCTCCCGGCTCTCCAACGGGGGGCGCTCCTTCACCAGAAGGCGCAACGATAGAGGCACCACCTCAACAACCACCAGACATACAAAGTCTATTATCTAGTCTAAGTGGATCAGGCGAAGCAAACTCAAGCGTTAGAATGGTTAATCGTAGAGCGGTAGGTTAATATGTCAGGGGACGCTTTATCAAATAAAATAGATGAAGTTATTAAAGTAATCGCTAAAGAAGATGTAGAAGCAAAGAATCAAATCTGTACCGGTTGGATATTAGTAACCGAATGGGCAGATTTTGCTGGAGAACGATACGTAGCAACACACATTAGTGATTCTATATCACCTTGGACTGCTACTGGTATGTTGTACTATTCAATTGAAAACGATATTTACGAATCAGATTTAGAGGAGGATGACTAATGGCTAGTGGAGGATACCGCGAACCTAATAATCCTGCTCCAGTATCAGGACCGGGTGCTATGTCACAACGTACAGATGGTGGACCAACACAATCAGCAAAGTATATGTCAGGTTTGCCCTATGGTCAAGGGCAAGCACAAATGCAACAACAGACTTCGGCACCAATGGCAGGCAATCCTGTAGCATCAGCGCAAGTAAGTGCTGATAGTGCTACACAAGCACCACAGATGCCACCTACTGTAGGTATGTTTGAGCCAACACAGCGCCCAGATGAGCCTATTACTGCTGGAATGGACTTTGGTCCTGGCCCAGACTCTAGTGTTCTTGGCTTACCTACTCCTCCTAAAGAAGATGATCCTGCAATTCGTGCAATTCAAGCACTCTACATGCAAGATCCCCGCAACGAAGACCTACGTTTGATTATTCAAGCGCTAGGCGAAGATGGTAGGATATGACAACATACCCTAAATACAAAAAAGACGCTAACGGTCTTCCAATTGTTGAGGGTGTTAAAGCAATTGTTCCACCAAAATACTCTTCTTCTTCTAATGACTTAGCAAATATTGATCCTGCCATAGCAAGAGATCTACTTGCCAAAAATCCAGGCTTATCCGCCGGTACATTCAGTGCTCTATCGTCATACAATGTAGGTGGAGACAACGAA